GAACCCTCTCTTACTTTGATATCGGCTAATACCCCTCAAAAAGTTATCAATTTAAGACCTGACGCACTTTTCACTCACTATCAATTACAAGTGTTTTTAAACACTATCACAACGATACGTCCCTCGGGTTCCCTCGCAGCAACGATCTAGCGACTAGATGCCTGTTGTCTGTGTGGGTAAACGTGCGGGTTATTCAATGCGCATGAATTTCCCAAAGCACAGCGACATTTTTTGGAGTTTCTGCAAACATCACTTTAGTTCCGAGATTTGTGAAGGTTTGAAAGGTTTTCACCGATCTCCCACAACTCTGGCACTACTGTATGAGTCTCTGAAAAAATACGATGGTACACCACCAAAATCATCAAACGACCAGCATATGAAGGCTGCTGAAGCGTGGTGTCGTCAAAAATTTATTCCGCCTTCTAAGATGCCGATAGTTAGAATTGATGATCTAACTGTCAATGATTTGCCGCATGGTACTAGTCCTGGATTGCCTTATACCTCAATGGGCTTCAAGACTAAATTTGAAAGTTGGGATTTAGCATTTGCAGATGCTTGCTCAATAATCAGTACCTATGAAAAGGGCGGTAGTGTGAAGTTTCCTCCTTGTTTGGCATTTTGTCGGACAAAAGTGGTGGAGAAAGACAAGCCTAAAATCAGATTTATATTTGGTGTTAGTTTGCAAGTCTTGATCCTACAACTTATCTTCTTTAAACCACTCTGGGAATACCAGTTGGCTGGAAACACACCTGCCGCGTATAAAAACACCCCCTTCTACGGTGGCTACAGTCTCTTGCTTGATGAGATGTATGAATCGGGTGCCTGCATAGAGAAAGGAGCAACTGCAATTATGTCAGATTTCAAAAATTATGACACAATGTGTGGTTACTGGCTTTCGCGCAGGATCTATTCAATTATTGAGGATTGTTTAGATTTTGAAACCTTCAGTGATGGATATCTCAATGATCATTCTGAAGCCTACAAGCGATTGTTTTATGATTTGATGAGACACGACATCGAAACTGACATCGCTATGCCTGATGGTTACCTTTGGCGCAAATACAATGGTGACAGCACTGGCTCGCGCGCATTTCAAATTATGCAGAATATTAGGACATGTTACATAAACCAATCTGCGCATCACTTTCTTTTCGGGCGTCTCGCACCATTTATGAAATCATTGGGCGATGACTGTATCTGGTCAGACCATTTGTCGCATGGTTTTGACTTTGAAAAGGCCAACCAATACGTGACTACAACATTTGGCCCATCCTACAATACTTCCAAATCCTCCCAAACTACACACAATTCTGGACTTGGCTTTCTGGGTCGCCAATTTTCAGGTCGTTCATCGACACGTACCATGATCGACTGTGTGCTATCTCTGCTATATCCCGAAAATAGCTTTGATACTTTTGTCCTATATGCCCAACGCGTCATCTCTCTTTACTATGAGAACGGCGTAGGTGACACCCGCGTCTCCAACTTTCTTCACCGAAGTTTCGAGTGGATCCCAGAACCAGTGAGAACCCGCATCGAGAAAGGTCTTGAAGAACCAAGTTGGTCCAGAAGTCAAATCAAGCGTTTTGAGCGAATGGGCTTTTCTGCTCCTCCGAAGCTATCCATCCCGAGCAGAATGAAAATGTATTATCTCATCAATGAAGACAAAGGATTTTTTGATAGATCCTACTTTTGTGAATATTATGATGTTGAAATCGTGAAATAAAAGGAACCCTAGGGTCCCCCCCC